TCTGTATATCTTGGAAGTGTTACGGTGTTATCCATTACCTGCTCATCCGTTGTACCATCGTCAATAGTTGGATAGTACAAAAGATAATCTAACAAGATGGCATTCATGGGCGAAACCACTAATGAACTCCCCGTTGTGGCTGTTACTGTTAGCTTCCGCAAATATTTGTAATCAGGTGTTACGTTTGGGCCGTGATAAAAACCCCCGTCAACGGATTGAGAAATACCCCGTGCCACTAAGGGCGCGGCATCAAACCAGTATTTAGGCACTGGCATGCCTGGACTCATGGACAAGTCAAACCAAATGCCTATCGTGGTAGTCTGCGAAGGTGTTTTCCTGAAAACATATTCCCGCATTTTACCATTTTGTTCGGCATCTATTACCTCGCCTATGGTTCTAAATCCGCTCATGCCTTAACTCCACCAATTCCGCTAACGGTTGCCGTCATGTTCATTATTACTGGAGCGTTGCACTTGCAAGCCTTTATTTTTTCGGTAGGGGTAACTATTACCGCCATTCCGCATTCTTTGCAGCTATACATCAGTCCTCGGTTACGGTTAATGCTCCTATGGCAAACTGTGGTTGGATACCTGAAGACACCGAGCGCGAAGCCGTCAAGGCTCCACTCCAAAGGATTTTTGAAGTGCCGGTAGATGCCGTTGTAATGCTTACATAGGTAATAGTTTCAGAACCTGAAGTACATTCAGGGAACTGAATCAGTGCCGCGTTGCTTGCCGTGTTGCTTGATACAGTCCACCCCGATCCACTTCGCACCACCGCCTGACGGGCATAAGACCCGTAAGCGGATTCACTTGTTGCCGCTGTGCCGCCCTCCCCAGGATCGCCAGTGTGAAGGGAAACATAAAGACTTCCGGCTGTTGCTGAGTTTTGAAGCCCGCCCGCATCGCCTATATCTGCTATGTCTGTATTGTTAAATACAAGTAGTAAAAAATCATTTTCGAAGGTGTTCGACTTACTCATGTTATTCCTTTTTTATTGTTGAACTTCTTAAATTCGGCATCCGTGTACTTGTTCTGGTTATCGTTGCCGATGTTAGTCTTGGTTTTCTTGGTGATGGCTCTACTGGTATTTGTTTACTGTTTAACAGTGAATAGTTAATCGTCCGGTTTGATAGCTTGATTCGTCCGCGCCTTTGCCCGTTATCAATTTCGACCCGTTGGTAAATGACTTCATCCTCAACGTTTCCGAACCAATCGCCAAACCATGACCCAAACCAATTACCGTTATACACATACTACCCTTTAAACATTCTAAAACTTGTATTTATTGCCGAGCTGCTACCTATATACAAATCAAAAGTCTCCTGATTTTCAAGCAGGTAGGTATCGACTTGGTTTTTGTAGGTCATTGCACAACTCCGAAGCTCATTAACCACTTGCCGCAATACCTGACCATCAACATTTTGCGACTGTGGCACAACCTTAGACACCACCCCAAATCGGGTAATGTGTACGGGGTTATTTTGAACGAACCGCGCCAATGTGAAATACACTAACATGGGCTTAACGCCATCGAAGTAAATAGTTTGCCCGTTGTACGTGTATGCAACGCCATTTAAAAGGCTTTGATAATCGGCATACATATCGTCACCGCTATCAAATACCTCGCGCATAAAGTCATAATAAAGGCCATCGCCTAATATTGGGCGAAGGTCTTGATCCTGCGCCTCCAATGCAAACGGCTCCCACCGCGCCCCGTCAAGTTCTGCTGTGGGGCGGATTTGCTTTATGTCTGCCAGTGTTATTAATACGCGCTTATCCAATGGGTGCAGGGGTTGGGGTTGAGATATAGCTTAACTCCTTAATCTTAAAGTCCGACTCAATAGGCTCTTGCCAGTTGGCAAATATCTTTTTGAAAGCCCGTGAAATATTGCTACGGTAGCGCCTTGTTTTTACGTTGTAGTAGTTATACTCCTCTTGAATCTGCTGCTGGTTAAACATTCCAGTTTCAGGAAGGACGCCTAATATTCCTTTGGGCATTGCAAACGCCTCGATGATGGCGTTCTTATCGTCCTTAGAAATAAATTCGTGGATCTTATCGTTATTCTGAATGGTCAACGGGGTAACCAAATCAGCGGCCTTTTTCAATCCGCTTTCATCCTCAATCACGATAATACCGCCTGCACCCTTGCCCCCTTTGAATGGGTCAAGCCCTGCCTTAAATTGGTTTTCCTTTTCTGCATTCTCGAACTTGCCAGGATAGCTTACTATGGTTGTGGCGTTTAATCCGTTTTGAATGGATGCCAGCCTGAATATGCCTATCTCCTCTTGCGTTTGGCCCTGATCTAAAACAGCGTCAAAGGTTGCAAGGGGGTATTGATCTTCGAGCGGTGAAAAGTAAAACACCTGGCCAGGGTATTGGTCGCCCATCATTTCAATCTGTTCCTTTACAAATTCAGGATTTGGATTGAACTTAGGATAGCTGACTATGTTTTTATACGTTGCCAGTTCCTTGTAAGGGTCACACTCCCAATTTGAGTTATACTTTACGTCATGCACATCGCCCTCCTCATCGGGAAGGCCAAGCCGCCAATGTGCCAAAGGCCAGACGGAAATATTATTGTATTGACCTAAAAGATTAACGCCCAAATGAACTACAAAAGCGCCCGTATAACAGGCTGCATCTATCTTGATGAATTGAAGTAGGTCGTTAAGGGTTTGGCCTTTTGAGTTTACAACCAAGTCAGCCAGTGATTTGTCTTCAAATCCATCCCCCGATATAAAATTCCCTAACTCCTCACAGGCTGACTTAATCGTATAAGACCTATCGCGAACCGCCTCCACAATTTGCGGGTAGAGGTTGTTTCGCGTGTATAATTGTATGTCATCAGTACGGTCTATGAAAGTCCGTAGCCGCTTGATGTCTGGGTCATATCGAATTACTTCGATCATTCAGATTTACTTTTCTTTGATTTCTTAACTTCAGGAACTTCTACAAATAACTCCACCTGCTTATTGTCTGCTACCAATCCGCATCCCATCAAAAACGCGTGAGGGTCAATGCCTCTATTCATGGCGCGGGCTACGAGGTTATTAAAATCCTCCTCGTTAAAGTCTTCCGCTTTGATGAAGCCGCGACCGGGAACGCCTATTAAATCATTCTTTGGTTTCCAATTCTGAAAGTTCATTTGTCTTGGGGGTTAATTTTAAATTGAAATACTGCTCAAATATTGGGTTGAGGCTTATCAGGTAGTTATACCGCTCAATGGTTAAATTTTCAGCGTTGAGTTTGAAGCCTATATTTTTCAGGTGTATGACCTGATTGGGGTCTTTGAAGGTAACCTCTGAAAGTACCTTTTCTGTGTTTTTCTTTGCCATTTGTTTTTACTTTTTAAAATAAAGGCGGAAGCTGTTTGACACTGCCCCCGCCCCCTTTAATCAACCTTATGAAACAAACCTACCTTATGCCATTAGCTTGCAATAGCTATTTGTGTGCTGTCTGCCGCGCCCCGTGTAGTTGTTACACGTAAGCGATAAGAGCCAGCAGCCAAAGCCACTGAGGTGAATGTGATGCTTGTATTGCTTGCCACTGTTACGGAAGTCTGTGTAGTCAATGCACCAGTCACCTGATTCACCCACTGAACAGAAAGCACCGCGCTCGATGCGCCTCCACCGTGGAAAGCTGTACCGGTAATGGTTTCGCTATCGCCTCCAGCTACCTGAAGTACAAGGTCTGAAATAGTGGTTACGGTAGGCTGTGCCGCGTATCCGTTAATCAGTGCCAAAGTAGTAACGTAATCAGTTGCCCAAAGTGTTTGCGGTAACATTGGTTCGCTCTCGGTTTCGGGGGTTGCGAGAGAGATAATATAACCGCCTCCGTTGGCGTTACTGTCACGGGCTACACCGGCAACAATTTCAAGGCCTGAGCCTAAGCCGTAAATCTCAAAAGAATCATCATTCTTTCCTTTGTTCTCAACAATTGCAACGTAGCGACCTTTGGCCATGCGTTGCAAGTTGTTCTTTTGAAACTGTGAAATATCGTACACAATGAAGTTAACCATGTGCTTGAACATTGTACCGCCATTGCCTGGGACTACAAATTCCTGCGTAGGTTTTACATCTTGTTTGTAACCTTCAAAAACATACCCCACCGTATTAGTGGCGAATGTCATCGAGGAAATTAAGTTCGGTATCGTTGTAGATTCGGGAGCTGTTAATACCTCTGACAAATTGAAAAGGTATAACTTAGGGATAGTCCCCGACTTTAACGGTGTGCCGTCATCAGCACACACCGGCCTTGATCCTCTTGTTATTAGATCGCAAGCCATACGTTAAGCGTAGATTTCGCGTGAAGTAATTCTGATGCTTGTACCGTCATAAATCCATCTAACCGTTGCGCCCTTGCTGATTGGGATGGTAACCGTACCGCTTGATACAAAACCAGTTCCAAAGGTTACAATGCGCTGAGTGGCGTCAACTTCAAAGATGAAAACACCCTCATCCCATTGGGTAAGGTTTGCAACGGTTGTTGCCGCGTTGATGGTCATGGCGCCCGTTAGTTGGGCGTAGTTGAACACCTGGAAGGCTGCCCCCTTTGCTAAGAGTGGGATTGATGTTGCTTCGTAAATCTGAGAAACCGACTTTCGGCCTTTTACCGCGAAGGTGTTGTTATCCGAAACAACGTTACCTATTGAGTTTGTTATTGCTGTTGCCATTTGTCTAAATGAATATTTAAGAATTAAGAACCGATGTAATAAACTGACTCGCTGTCGATGCTAAAGTTTGCATCCATTTTGAACTTAGCAAGCAAAAAATAATGCTCACCTTCAGGGCGTAACTTGCCGATCACAAAATTCTCTGCATCGGTTACCTTATCAGTGGCCGCGTAGAAGTTTGAATCTGTGCCAGTGGTTGCCTTTGCTACCAAGATTTTGTTAGTAGGGAACCCGGCATAGTGACGGATTTCACGACCACCAAAGCGTGGCACTGCTGCATCTGCATACTGTGAGCCTTTAGTTGTCAGGGCTCTGTCAGCCTGTTGATACAATCTGAAAGCGGTTGTGCTCATGTGGAAAACCATATCAGGGTCTTCGTACAATGAATCAGGCACTGCGTTATTGCAATTCTCCAAAGCTGCCAGGATAGTACCTACGGCCAAAACACCTGCGTTCGTTGCATCAATGTTGGTAGCTGAAGCGGCCGCGCGTGTTACATAACCATTGAAGTAGCTAAGTGGGTTAGAGGCTGCCAAAGTGGTGTCACCCTGCCAGATCAAACGGCCAAGCTGGTTTTGCATTTGCTTCAAAACAACATCAGCGAAAACTTTCTGAATTTGTGGATCAAGAATCTTATCAGGCAAAGCGCCTTTAGGTTGGAACTCACGCCATGCCGACTCAAATACCCGGGGGTTAATATCAGGTACATAAACCTGCATATCTACGGGGGTGAGGGTTGCCTCTGACCAAGTAACGGTAGCCGTTTTGGTTGTTGGCATGGCCTCACGCGCCCCGATTGGGTTAGCGGATGATACCATTTTAGCGATGCTGATTTTGTTCGGTACGTTAGGGATAACGTAAACCGAGCCTTTTTCTACGGCCTCAAAACCTGTTACTGCCTCGGTGATGATATAATCTAATACGTCACCGTTGTAATTGCTTGTTAGTGCTGGACTTGCCATTTGTTAGTTCTTTTTAATTTGTTGTTTTCTTTCTTCACGTTTTTCTGCCATCTTTTGGTCAATGGTTTTGAAGGCCATCGCCTTAACAGGATTTTGAAGGGCTGCTGCCTTTGGCATTACACCAATGCGGGCGCTCTTTTTAATGGCCAATATTTCGGCCTTGATGTTTTCGGTTTCAGTTTTAACACCGGCAAGGGCTTTCTCAACCTCCTGCTTTACGATCAAATCAACCGCGTCTTTTGTGTAAACTGTTTCAGCACTTGCGGCTTCTTTCAATGGGTCTTCTTCTTCCTTTTCCATTGGCATAGCTGCTGTAATCAAACCGGCTGCAACTGTAATCGCGCTGCCGTCTTCCAGTTTATACTCACCATCGCCCAAAGGTTCTGCCGTTGGTTGGCCGTCTGCATCCAAAAGGAAACAGGCCGCGCCCTCTACAACTGCCTCACCTTCAACCCAAAATGCACCTGCGCCATCGGCAAGGTTTACAACTAAGGACTTTGCCTCAATTGTTGGATTGGCGGGAATTTCAGCCTTTAACTTTGGCTGTACCCCTTTGGCTTTTTGTTCGGACTTAATGCCAAGCAGTGCCAAAACCTGCTCTTTGAAACTTTTATCTTCCACTTTTTTAATTTTTGGTTTAACTAAATTGAACGCGGGGATGGCTTTCTTTTCCGTTGCAAATCCAAACCGGATGCACTGATCGGCTGTTAAGCCAGTCTCAATTTTCATAAGACCGTCTAAACCCTCATCAGTGATATTGGTAAACGTTGAATAAAATTTGCGCAGGTTCTTCTCTACATCTTCCAGGTCATCGGCTGCGGCCCTTAGTTGGTCTTGATCGCCTGTTACCTCAGATGCAAATGGGTTGTGGATAAAAAATTCGTA